TGTAGGTGTAGACTGTTTCTTGCAGATGATCCAAGAGTTTGGTGACCACATCAATATCTTTGTTATTTCTCATAAGAAGGATTTGTTCATCGATAAGTTTGACCGTGTGATCGAAGCTAAGAAGATCAACGACTATTCGGAATTAGGAGTGCTAGAAAAATGATTGACGTGCCAGAACTAAAGCTATTGCCGTTTGAACATGAAATGCTAAAGAAGCCTGTACAAGCATTCGACTTTGAGAATCCACCACACGATCCTAAACGACTAAAGGAGAGCATGGAGGAATTCATGTTTGGTATTCAGGGTGCGGGTTTGTCTGCTAATCAGGTGGGTGTACCTTACGCCGTGTTTGTCATGAGTGTAGAGGGTATTGGTCGTGCGTGTTTCAATCCCAAGATTCATGGTGCATCTAAGGAAACGTGTGTCTTTAAGGAAGGCTGTTTGAGCCTTCCGGGTATTTGGTTGAGCATTGCGCGGCCTATGGCATGTCTCGTTTCATTCCAAGACGAAAACGGTAACAACACACCAGTAGAACTATCAGGTGTAGCAGCGCGGGTGTTCCAACACGAATACGATCATATGTTAGGCCAGAACTTTACTCAGCGCGCCTCTCCTCTTAAACTGAAGCGTGCCTTGCAGGCATTGAAAAAGAAAAATGGAAACGTATAAAAAACGTATCGGATTTGCAGTATCAGCACAGAGCCTAATGATAGCTGGTGGTATTGGACAGTTTACATTAGGCTTTATCCGTATGTGTCACCGTCTTGGCTATGTGGTAGACTTGATAGTAGATCAGCCCCTAAATGGTGAAAAGCTTGAAATGGTAAATCATGAAGATGGGCTTGGTAATATCTACTATCCAGAATTGCCTAAGAAGTACACTGTTCACCAAACTATTCACATGTATTCAGATTCGGTTAACTTCGAAAAGGAAGCTAACTTCCGTGACGCATTTATGCGGGCGCTGTCGAATCACGTTTATGATTTTATGGTATGCAACGTACCAGAGACCTTTGCGCCGTGGTATTCGTTGGGAATGCAAGGCTTCATTCCTGCTGTGTTCTATACTCACAATGAAAATTTCGTTGGGCTAACAGAAAAGGGTGGGCCCTACTCTGACCAATACAACGCGATCTATCGTAAATTGCTAACGCTTGGTACTGTGATCGGTACGCAGACTGAATCAAATCGTGAGCGTATGGAGTTGCACCAGATTAGCGATAACGTTCGGGTCCTGACTATGCCCATGTACGAGGATCTCCTACTTAAGGAACCGACTTCAACTAAGAAGTCGGGTATGCTATTCATTGGTCGTTGGGAAGAGCGTAAGAATCCACAAGAGTTTATTGACATTGTAGCCAAACTTGACCCAGAATATCCTGTCAAAATTATAACCAATAAGCACGGGGTTAACAAATTCGTTTACGCATTACGTGACGTTGGCCATAAAAACAGTATCATATTCAATGACATTAGTAGTGGTGGAAAAGCCGCAGTTATTATGGGCTCAAAATTCTTTGTAAGCCCCGCAACAAAAGAATCATTCGGCTATACATCTATTGAAACGCTTGGGCATTGCATGGTTCTATACAATGACAAGTACGAATGGTCAAAGCATTTTAGCCGGGATTTTAGCAACATATATCGGTACAAGAATGTAGTAGATGCCGCGGACTACATTAAGGTAACTGACAAATTTACCAAAGAACAGTTTTTTGATCCGCAGATTATAGAGTATCAGCAATTGGCTTATAGTCAATGGTCACAGTTATTCGAAGGCTCGGTGTACAAGTCATATTATGGCTCGTCTACTCGTTCACGTTTTGGTAAGCCGCAGTCTGGCTATGTGACTAAACTAAACCTAATAGGTCGAGACTTGGGTGTAGAAGATATCGCCTCAATGTACAACGCTCTTGGCAATTATGAGGTGGTGCAGACACGCTATACTACATGGATCGCCAATGACGGGTCTAAATTGCCTTCTTCTGAGGCAGTTCCTCCAGGAGAAGTTAAAGTAGATTCGTTGTTTGAGGTGTAAGTCTTTGATTCTATTAGGCTTGACATAAAGGCTTCGTCATGATAGGATAGCGGTTCATTTGAGAGGCTATTCAATGTTTGACGTAAAACTCGGCTCTGAAGTAGATGAAACGACACTCTATCGTGAGCAAGCCGTGCAGGCTGGTCTTGCGCGGTTGCTTGCGATGGAAAATCTGTTTGTGCAGTTTCGCAACATTCATACTGCAACCATGAATGTGCAAACTCGCGTCCTGACTATTCCAATTTTCTCCCGTAAGCTTTCGAAGTCTACTGTGACCATGCTTGTCGGTCATGAGGTAGGCCACGCCCTGTTTTCTCCGCTGTTGGATGCAAGTCATTTTCACGACGGTCTGAACAAGTATGGTCGGGCTTTGAAGTCTTATATCAACGTTGTTGAAGATGCGCGTATTGAGCGCATGATCCAACTTAAGTACCCGGGTCTTCGCAAGGACTTTTCTGCTGGCTATAAAGAACTGTATGATACGGGTTTCTTTGGCGAGATTTACGACCTTGGCTCTATGTACCTTGTTGATCGCGTCAATCTGTACTTTAAGGTAGGTCCGCAACTTGGCAATTTCATGTTCACTGAAGATGAAATGGCTTTGGTTATGGATATTGCAAAGGCTACTTCGTTTGATGATGTAGTCGCACTGTCGCAACGCATGTATAGCTTTGACAAGGCCCGTCGCCAAGCTGAACGTGCGCTTGAACAGGAAGCGGGAAAGCAAAAGCCTGAACGTCCGCAACGCGAACAGCCGGAGCAACCCGAAGAGCAGCATGAAGAACAATTGCCTGATGGTTCGGGTGGTAGCTTTGATGTTGAGCCTGATGAGGACATGGATGATTTGAGTCCCAATCAGGATGATGAGGAAGAAGGTACTGAATCTGAAGGTCGTACCGCTGAAGCGGATGACTTCAACAAGGAAGATGAATCATCGGATGGCGATGAGACCAATGATGATGAAGGTGATGAAGGTAGTGACGAGAATTCTTCAACTGGTGAAACGCTGCCTTCTGTAGAGGCAGATGAACCTTTGAATGATGAACTTGGCCAAGGAGCTAAGGAATCTGATGAAACTGGTGCCAATACTGAAAAGGTTGACGCTGACCTTGACGATGAAATGGTCTCTGCTACCGACGAGGCATTCCGCGAGCAAGAAGGTTCGCTGGTTGATGTGGCTCCAGTTTCTGATGATCCGCAATATTTTCGTATCGATATGCCGCATTACAACGACAAGGTCATCAGCTATAAGGCAATTCTGAAGTCTGCTGAAGGACAGGGCACTCGTTTGTCTAATGAAATTCGCAAAGATGTAGCGCAGCTCGCCCCGAAGCATACGTATGAGGAATACATGCTTCAGTCAAAGGCTGCGTTCCGTCTGCGGTTTACGGAGAAACATAACCGGCATATCAATCACCTGGTGCGCGAGTTTGACCTGAAGAAAAACGCTTGGCAACAAGCGCGGGCGCAAACGGCCAATGTTGGTACGATCAACATGAACCGCATTTGGATGTATCAGTTTGCGGATGACGTATTCAATAAGACTGTGAACGTACCGAAGGGTAAGAATCACGGCATGGCAATGTTTGTGGACTTCAGCGGTTCGATGGATAAGATTGTGCAATCCGTCCTTGAACAGGCGTTTGTCATGGCAATGTTCTGCCGTCGAGTTGGTATTGCTTGCCGCATCTATGGTTTCACCAATGACTACAACGTAAATGCTGCTAAGGCTCTTGAAGGTGTGACTGCTGGTAACAAGCGTATCATTGGTCAAACGCTTTCATACCAAGTTAATGGGCACGTTACGATTGGGGATATATCGTTGGCGGAATTGGTTCACGAACGCATGTCCAATAAGGAGTTTAGTGACATGATGTTTTGGTTTTGCAATAAGCCATCGCATCAATCTAAAAACCCGATCAAGGCGCAAGCGTTTAGTAATCATGGTCGTGGCAAGAAAATGGCTATGCCGTTCTCTGCTATGCCTACGTGGACGTGGATGGAATATTATTCGGGTTTGATTTCTACTGGCGGTACGCCGCTGCATGAAACGATTTTGCTTGCTGGTCAAGTGGTTGAGGAAATGAAAGTCGGCTCAAATATCGAAAACATGAACGTTATGTTTTTGACTGATGGTGACGGGGGTAATCTTCAGGTGTTCAATGATGAAGGATCTGCGATCTATGACTATAGCTATCGGGCAGGTAAGCAACCAGCAAAGTATTTCTTGAGCCCATTCTCTGGTAAAGCGTATCGTGTGTCCGATTCGGAAGTGACGTTTAGAACGAATGATCGTAGTGGTGGCCATATGCATCGGAATGAAATGCGCCAAATCATCAATATGGTTAAAGATCATTATGGTTGTACGATGATCGGTTACAACCTGATTGGCTCATATGCTGCGCATAGTTATCTGCGCAAGTACGATGGCTTCTATTCGACGCCTAAAGATGACTTGCAAGCATCGTTTGAAAAGCATGGTTACTTCGGTGTTGATGGTGCGGGTTTCGATCAATACTTCTTGCTGAATACGGCGAACCTTGACCGTAAGGATGAAGTCGTTGATGGTTTGGCTGCACCTGTAGCAGGTGATGATGCAGCCGCGGCCACTCTCGCGTCTGCATTCACGGAAATGAGTCAGAAAAACGCAGGTAACCGTCAGTTCCTCAGGAAGTTTGTTGAATTGATTGCGTAAGTGCTTGATTTGAATAGGGAAACGACCGCTTGACAACATGCGGTTTATCCTGTATAATGTTTCTTTAAGTGAGAATTTCCTTTACTAGGAATTATATGAACGTCAATGATCTGTCTGGTTCGAAGCAAAAGCAATTTGCGGTTCTGGATTTCTTTTCGAAAAACAAGGGTTCTATTGTGTCGCCCGCGTCAGTCGAAAAGGCAGCAGGTGTATCATATTGGCGCGTCATTGTCAAAGACCTGATTGAATTCGGTTTTGACATTGAAGTGCAAAAGCGTGGTCGCAATGTTCTGGGCTATCGTTATGCTCAGATTGACAACAACGCAGCCTTGTACGAAAACTGGATTGAGGACGCAAAAAAGCAAATGCAAGGCGTCCGCGCTGGTACGACAAAGTCTATGGCTGTGCGGCCTGCAAAGGCAGCGAAGGCGGAGAGGGGCGATGTATCACAGTCGCATTTCCCGACCGAATCGGTTGCTTCTACGCTGTCAGCACCTGTTGAGGCTGAAGCTGAAACTGCGTATGCGCAACAAACTGCGCAAGTTATTCCGATGCAGCGTAAGAACGTACTGATCGGTGAAGCCGATCATCTGCATGCCAACTCACTGATTCCTCTGCGGCTCGAAACGTTTGTGCCGTTCGGTAACTATGACATGGTAAAGCAGGTTATTGCTCGCGGCATTTTCTTTCCTGTGTTCATTTCAGGTCTGTCTGGTAATGGTAAGACCTTGCAAGTAGAACAGGCTGCTGCTGCACTTGGTCGTGAGTTGATTCGCGTTCAGGTTACACCCGAAACGGATGAAGATGACCTGATTGGTGGATATCGTCTTATCAATGGCGAAACGGTCTGGATGGATGGTCCGGTGGTGATCGCAGCGCAACGTGGTGCGGTTTGCTTGATCGATGAAATCGACTACGGTACTGGTAAAATTTCCTGTCTCCAAGGTATCCTTGAAGGCAAAGGCATCTTCATCAAGAAGGCGAACCGTTTGATTACGCCGAAGGCTGGTTTCAATATCATTGCAACGGCAAATACGAAGGGTCGTGGTTCGGAAGAATACGGTGGTCGTTATGTGAATACGAACATCATCAACGAATCGCTCCTTGAACGTTTTGCACTGACTCTGGAACAGGAATACCCCAACCAAAAGGTTGAAAAGAAGATTCTCCTGAAACAGTTTCAGGCTCATGGTGTTGACACGGAGCTCGCGGAGCAGTATAGTACGGAGTTGACCTCGTGGGCGAACACGATTCGGCTTAGCTTCCAAGCTAACGCTATCGAGGACGTTATCGCAACGCGGCGCTTGTCTCACATTGTTAATGCCTATTCTATCTTCCAAGATATCAAACAGGCGGTTGCTTTGTGCGTGGCACGTTTTGATTCCGAAACCCGGGATCAATTTATTGCGCTGTTCGATAAGGTTCACGTAGACGTTGTGCCTGCTGCACCTCTTGCATCACCTGATGGTATTAATCTGCAAGGTGTTGCAATTATGTTTGACACGTTGACTAGTCATGGCCAAGATCAAGCCAAAGCGTTTTTTCAGCAAGTTGGTGTGACTTCGTCCGACGCGATGGTAAAGGTGTTAAACTATGTAGCTGGCAAGAAGGGCGTGCGGTTTAATGACGTACTTTCAGTCGAGTCGATGGTGAATGCTGCAGGCGGTGTTGAATTTGCTGTTCAACATAGTGATAATTCGCGTGTGACGCTCACCTCTCAGGAGATTGTAGCAATTTTGTAAACTAAAGGAGAAGTAAAGATATGACAACAAAGGTACGAGTAACACAACATGAAAAGATCCTCAACTTTCTAGGCACTGGTAAGACCCTGTGGCAAAAACGTGCGAAGAAGGTTTTGGGCGTTAAGCGTCTGTCAGCACGTATTGGCGAATTGCGCCAAGCAGGTTATCCAATCTATCGCAATGGTGAAACATACCGTCTAGGTACTCCATCGCGCAAGATGGTAGCTCTCGCATACAAGCGTGCGGGTGCGGCGGCTTTTGAATAAGCTTGCATAAACAGCGAGCCTATGTTATACTAAGGGCTAGGTAGAGATACCTAGCCCTTTTTGTTATCTATTGAGGACAACCTATATGAGTACACATACATTGCCTGATACGGCACAAACATTGATTGATAAACAACCTATTCGCTATGTGGACACTATTGGTCCGCGTGGACCAGCACAAGTACACGGCATTGATGCCGTAGGTTCCGGCTCTGCTCAAGGAACTACATATGCAGGTGTTGGAACTAAGGAATTCTATGAACGTACATACGGACCACAACCCGGTGTTGCGAGCATTGTTATAACTACGGAGACTAATAAGCCTCTGCCATTTAAGTACGGTGAAGAGGAAATCCTGCAAGAACTGCGTGAGTATCTTCTAGCCACCTATGGTCAGCATTACGTAGGTAAGGACAATATCCAGTTGATGGACCTTATTATGACTGGTGATGCAAACGAAGCAACGGGCTTTCTCCGTTGGAATGCGGTGAAGTATGCATTGCGTTTTGGACGTAAGGGTGGCCGTAACACAGCGGACTTGTTTAAGGCCTTACACTATGCTATACTATTGATGCACTTGGAAAAGAAGTCCACAAAATAACTGAAGAGGTACTTACATAATGCAGATTACACAAAAGACCATTGACGTATTGAAGAATTTTCTCAATGTCAATATGAACCTATCTATCAAGCCGGGTAAGGTTCTAAGAACTATCTCGCCACAGCGGACTATGTTCGCAGAGGCAGAGATTGATGTAGAGTTTCCACGAGATTGCCCAATCTATGATTTGGGCAGCTTTGTCAATGCCTTGACTTTGTTTGATAGCTCTGATGTAGAGTTTACCGACAAGTCGGCGGTTATTTCAAATCCGTCGGGTAGTTCGATCACGTATTACTATTCAGCACCGGGTATTGTGATGGCACCACCCGATAAGGAAATCACGCTTGACAAAGAGGTGTTCAACGTTGTATTCACCGCGGCTGATATGGCATCGATTATGAAGGTAGCTGGTGCATTGAACGCGCCGCATCTATGGATTTACTCCAAGGATGGTAAGGCTATTCTACGTATTGGTGATCGTAAGAACGTAACAGCCAACTCATTCACCAAGGACCTTGGTGCGACAGATGCTACACTAGATGCGGTGATTGATGTATCTGCATTGAAGGTATATCCAGGTGGCTACAAGATCGGTCTATGGTCAAAAGCGACAGCTAAAGGACCGATGGTGGTGTGGGTATTGGAACATGACACTGAAAAAATCAAATATTGGGCAACAGCAAATTCTGACAGCGTGGCAAAATAATCATGGATGAGTTTCTATGGAGTGAGAAATATAGACCGCACACCATTGACGATTGTATCCTACCTGAGCGTATCAAACAGCTATTTGAGGTCAGCCTAGCGCGCGGTGAAATTCAGACCATGTTGCTGCATGGCTCTGCTGGTACTGGCAAAACAACTATTGCGCGTGCGCTATGTGATGAGCTACAATGTGACTATTTGCTAATCAACGGCTCGTTAGAATCTGGCATTGATGTGCTGCGCAGCAAGATTTTCCAGTTTGCGTCTACTATGTCGTTTTCTGGCAAGACCAAGGTAGTGATTTTAGACGAGGCGGATCATCTAACCGCAACGTTGCAGGCGGCGTTGCGCGGGTTCATTGAGGAGTTTTCGGAGAACTGTAGGTTTATCTTTACCTGCAACTTCAAGAATCGCATCATTGATCCTCTGCAATCTCGCTGTGCCAATATTGACTTTGCTCTAAGCAAAGATGAACGCACCGCTATGTCAAAGGAGTTCTATCTACGCACGGTGGATATCCTTAAGGCAGAGAATGTACCGTTTGATAAACAGGCTCTTGGTCGTTTGGTGCTTAGGCATTTCCCAGATTATCGCCGCATTCTAAACGAGCTACAACGATATTCTGTAGCAGGTAAGATTGATGGGGGCATTCTCAACAACGCCAAGGAAGAGAGCATCAAGGCACTTATCCAATTGCTGAAGGATAAGGAGTTTACCAAGATGCGTAAATGGGTTGCTGAGAATTTGGACAACGACGTAAACCAACTCATTCGTAAATTGTTTGATGGTATGAATGACACAGTAGAGCCAGTGTCGATTCCAAAGTTGGTTTTGATTCTAGCGGATTACCAATACAAGGCGGCATTCGTGGCTGATGTGGAATTGAACACAGTGGCCATGTTGACAGAGGTTATGGCTGACTGCCAATTCAAATAGGATAATCTATGTCGCCGTTTGACTTTATCAACTCTGTTTCACACACTAAGAAAAACCTAATGGCTGAGGGGGATACTTTAGCTGAAAAGGACTATAATCCCTTTATGGTCAATCGAGGATTGTCCTATTACAAGGATACCATTTTTCCCGCAAACGAAATGAACCTGCGCTATGGAACGGATAAAGCATGCCAATATGCGTATTTGCTAAATATCCTGGCACCACGCAAGCGTTTTAGCAAGTGGTTCAAAGAAGAAAAGCTGGGTGATTTGGAGATAGTTAAGGAATATTATGGCTTCAATAATAATAAGGCCAAAGAAGTTCTTGATATCCTAACGCCCGAACAATTGTCTATTTTGAAAGAAAGACTTTTCAAAGGCGGAAAAAATGAGTTTAGGTCTACTATTCCCTGAGATTCCAGGATACTCGTCGTTAGAAATCATACTGCAAAATCCAGATGACTTCCTCAAAGTTAGGGAGACTCTGACCCGCATTGGCATCGCCTCCGAAAAGACTTCGACGCTATATCAATCGTGTCATATCCTGCATAAGCAAGGACGTTACTATTTGGTGACGTTTAAGGAATTGTTTGCGCTAGATGGCAAGCCAGTTAATATTGATGAATCAGATATTCAACGCAGAAACACAATTGCCAAACTATTGCAGGATTGGGGTTTGGTAAAGGTAGTAGATATTGAACAACTGTCTAACCTTGCACCACTACGTCTAATCAAGGTTGTGGCATACAAAGATAAGGCAAACTGGAGTTTGCAAACTAAGTACACTATGGGAAGTAAGAAGTTCAACAAATGAGGTGAATAATGATTTATGATGATTGCTTTTTGTTGTCATTGGCAAATGGTATAGAGTTGTTGGCAGAAGTAATTGTTCCTTCTACACCAGCAGCAAGTATTGATGGATCCACTGTTATAAAGAATCCGGTTATCATTGAGCCAGTTCTTTCCAAAGAAAAACCAAATCAAGTGGGTGTGCAGTTTAGACCGTTTTCGTTCTTCCTCGAACCCGAGGCGCCAACGGTATTGAATGACAAATATATTCTAGCACGCGCAAGACCTAGCAAGGAAATATTCGCGCAATACAATCAAATGTTTGGCTCTGCTATAGTAATTCCAGAGCTTAATCCACCAAAAGGTCCGCTTAAGATCGTGAAGTAAGCGGCAAGGGGTTCAAATGACGACCATCGTTTATAATCATGCTACTAAGGAATTGGCGGCAGATACTAGAATGACTGGTACGCCATCTACGATGGCCACTGATAAGATAGCCTTCCCAAAGACCGGTGTTGTCCTAGCAACAGTGGGTGCTGCTGGTGTTGGTGAATGGCTAGCTGTCAAACTCAAAGAAATGAAGTCTGTTAAGGAAATCTATGACCTCAAGTATCGCAACGAGGAAAAGATTGAGGACTTCGGTGCTTTCTTATGGTGGAATGGACCATACTTCCTCGAAGAGGATTTGAATCCAATTCCTATTAAGGGGGTTGGTTGGGGTGGCGGAACGGGTGGTGCGTTTGCTCTAGCAAACGTTAATCTAGGCATGAACGTGCGTGATGCGGTTGGCCATGCATGTTTGCTTGACACCAACTCTGGCATGCCGTGTCATGTCATCAATCTAAACCTACCCAAGATGAAATTGAATGCCAAGAGCATTCAAGTCTACACGTCGTTTAGGCAAATGCATTTTCCTACATACGATCCAGAAATCGAAAAGTATGAGGCTAAGTGAGTAGCATAAGTCTCTAGAGTACGCTATAATGTGTGTAGAAATGAGAGGTACATCATACAATGGATTTCTATA